GGGTTGTCAGACACGAAGCGCAACTCACCGTAGATCGACTCGGAACCCGAGATGATCTGCGTGCGGCTGGATGCATCCGTATCGAACGTAGCCTGGATTTCGATACCGTCGATGTCCGGAGCATCGTCGAGGATGTACAGGCGACCAAGCTGTTCGTCGAACTGGTAGTTACCTGCCGCCGTGACAGTCGTGGTAAACCCTGCACCCGACTTCACCACGACGTTCTTGACATTGCGCAAACCGGCAGGTGCGGACTCCGACACGCCGAGTTGGTAGAATCGGCCACGCTTCGCGGATGCGATCGTAGTGGTCAAGCCGGTTTGTGCCGTTTGAGCGACCGTCGACGCCGTACCGTTGAAGTACAGGGCCACGTTCTCAGCGGAAATGTTGTCGACCGTGATCGTGCCGGTACGATCGAGAGACAGCGTGACCGAGTCATCCTTGACCTTCAAGCCACCTTCCGACGAGAAGTGATCAAGGGCTTCCGACGACGACGTAGTCGAGAATCCCGTGGTATTCCCGAAGTAACGTTCGCCCTCACTCTGTGACGAGGCACCGATGGCGACACCGTTCGGGTAACGCCCGAAGAATACCCGGCCTTTGCCGAGAACATAATTTTTACCACCCAAGTCAGCAGTGATCATCTGTCATCCTTTCATTGTCATGACAACAAACAGTTGTTTTCAGACGCAACTATACCCTATTCGTTGCTTCTGACAAGAACTACCTGAACAGGGAGGTAGAAAAACGCCTTGCTGGACACGTTTTCAACAGGAGGACGCACGACAGGGGGTCGCAACGTGATGCCACCGATGGTGCGCCCAAGCAAGTATTCATCGGGATATACCGGACAGCCGTTGATCTGACTAATCTCACCCAGGCGCGACAAACGATGCTCAACGTCGGCCAGCAGCCCGTACACCGGATCGGTCGGGTTTTCAATGTCATCAGTCGTCCAGCCCTGGATCATCAACGACCAGTTCTCAACGCGGGCATCGTTCCCGCTACCAGCATACAGTCCGCTGTCTGATCTCGGCGATTCAAGGATAGAGATTAGCGGGACCGGGTCATCTGCCCCGAAAACAGTCCTACCCCGGAACACCGATGCGCTCAAGTCAACATCATATCCGTTGGCCGGGGTAATCCCTTTCAGGTGAGAGGTCAGGCGTTGCAATACATCAAGTCGATTGGAAAACATACTGTCACCTGTGTTGTATTCCGCCGAGGATTAAAACGCGGTCATCGTCATCGTGTCTGAGGATAGAGGGTGGATAGGCCACAAGCCGGTCCCTGATTTCAATCTGGTAGTCATCCTTGTCAGGGAACTCGCTCTCGTGCTGCAGGAGGTATGCGATTAACGCTTTCCGCGTAAACAGGATCGGTTCGTTCATCGTGCAAGCCTCGCGAACTGGCGGAAAAACTCGCGACTGATCATGTCGCCGAGTTCTGGTAAGGACTCTGCCGCGACGGTCTTGAATACCTGATCAACGGACGGTCCATAAAGCAAGTAGACGTTTTTTCCGAGTTCGACCGTTGCGACCTCTCGCTTGTTTCGGATTGACTCACCAGGTTTGAGACGAACTGCCAGCCCTAGATTGTCGTTATTCAATTTCACGAGAAAGGCACGCTTCAGATGTCTTACACCGCCGTTTCGCTTGACTTGTACGTAGATACCACTCTTTGAGCCTGGCGTCTGCCCTGGCGCAAACCGAGCAAGAGAGGTTGCCCTGTCCCGACCGCGAATAACAACTTCAAGGTTGTTCCTCGTTGCTTTCTGAACGACAGACAGTCTATCGGGAAGACTGAGATAGCCTTTCGGGAACGCAACCTGCGACTCGATATCCTTTCGCATCATCGCAAGCCCTGGCCCTGTCGCCACATCGTTCATGGCGTACATTGCCGACTCTTGCGCGACGGAAGGGACTTGCTCGAAGTACCGACGAACATCGGACAACGCAGTCGAGGATATGGTGACCCCCATCGCACCACCTATCGTGTCACCGACCAGACTTCCGAGAACGGCCCATCGGGAGGTTCCGGTGTAGCCAGGACGATTTCAGTCGAGACACCGAGATCGGGGAATGAAAGTGTACCACCACGCTTCACGGGAACCGCTCTCGCTTGTGCTGATTCAAGTATCACTCGATCAACGGTCTGCAGGATTTCAGCGTAGGACTGGCTATCAAGATCGCCAGTCAAGGCGAGTTTGTTGTGCCAGCGAACGCGAATTTCAACAGGCTCGCTCATCGCGGAATCCTGATAAAACGCTCGCACGCCGAACGTCGTGTGGACAGTCCGGCGTACAAGCGTTTTGACTTTTGCGAAGTCGAAGGCCATTACAGTTCGGAAGTGTCACCCGTGCCGGTAGTACCGGTCGTGGGGTCGCTTGTTTTGGACGCAGCGACATCGCTTCCTGCAGCATCGGTGCCGTCCGCGCCAGTGGTGGCAGCATCGGTACTTGCCTTGCCAGTGGTAGCTGCCGCTGATTTTGTCGATTTCCTCGTCGATTTCGCCCCTGCATCTTCAGGACTCTCGTTGATCGGAAGACGGTAGTAGTCGATCTTTGTTTTCGCTGCCAGATTCTTGATATCGGAAACTTCATCAGCGGTAAACTCGAACGGCTTCCCGATCGGCGGATAGATCGTTTTTCCGTTGCGCTTGACGCCGATGGATTTCAGGGGAATAAGGTTCATTTTTGTACTCCTATGTGGTGAAAATGTTTTGGATCAACCCGGCGAACCAGGTTGATCAGTGCTGCCTTACTTAACCTTGAGGGAGAAGGTCGCGTTCGGCTGACCAGGGACCATCAACGGGGCCGACTGGGTCATCAGCAGTTCGGACCACGGGTCTTCGGTTTCCCAGTTCTTCGGGAACATGTCGAGCGGCTTGAACCCGGCCTTACCGTCCTGGATGGCACCGAAGCAGCGGCAACCGTTGACCGACGACATATCGACACCAACGACCGTATCGGTGTCGAGGATGTCTTGGAGAACATTGTCCTCGTCGCGATACTTTCCACTGTACAACCACAGGCGAAGCAAGCCGATACCGTTCGTGCCTTTGATCGACCCGAGGTATTCGACAGAGTCGTCGAAGCCATCAACCATCTTTGTAAAGTCGGACTCGGAGCCACGGGACTGCGTCGACAACAGGTTGGCGACAGTCGGATCAGCCGAGAACAGGTTCCATGCGCCAGCCCCGAAGATGATGTCGCGGATCACAGCACCAGACAGCGTGTTTGCAGTAATCCGAGCCGCCTTGATGTCGGCCAGCGGGTTCGGCGTGTCAGCCTGGTCCCACTTCGCCGCGCCGATGAGAACGACAGTCAGCGAGGCGTCGCGACGGAAGTCGACCGTGGTCTTCGGGTAGTTCTCACCCTCGATCGTCACCTGGCCGTCGATGATCGCACGCGCCGCCATCCACTCTCGGGTCATGGTGTGCATCGCCATGTGCCGTTCAAGGATGTTGGCGATAATCGCGTCACGGCGCTGCTCGCGGGTGAGCGTACCTGTAACAAGCGCCTCGCCAGGTTGCCGGGTGATAACGTCGTCGAGATTGACGATATGCTTCGGCTTGACGTATGCCGGTTTAAATTCCAGCGTGTCATAGCCCTCGGTCGTCAATACCTTACCCTGGACATTGGGCGCGACGAACGGAGCCAATCGTCGGTAGTCCTCGTTAACCCGGTCGAAGGCGATCTTCTCGGTATCGAAGTTGATCTGACGCGGGAAGCATTTGTCGAGCCAGAATGTCGACGGCTTCTTCTGCACCTTCAGTACATCGAGAAGCGTGACGGTGTCGTACATGCCGATGGTCCCGAGGGCGGCAAACCCGAGGGCACTGGCACTGTCAAGAGGGTTGTGCCCCGTCACGTAGCAATACAGGGTGGCGACGGCAAACGCCACGGCACCCCACACAAAGTTTTTCAACGAGAGTTTCATTTGAATAGTTCCTTTCTTACGTGAGTGAGGGTTACAGGCGTACCGTACCGAGGCGGATGTCCTTACCAGCGAACAGCGCCTTCCGTTCGATGAGCGTGTCGCAGGCAGCGTTGACCGGCCATACGAGAATGTCATCGTTGAAAAAGCCGCTCGTGTAGATCGCAGCACGCATATCCGCGCTGGTGGCGTCGACAGCTTGCGTGAGGATGCCGATCGGAGTCTGCGAGCCGTCCGAAGCGCCGGGCGTATACACAACAACCTTGCCGGTAGCCGTGACTTTGGCGACCACCGTGTACTTCGCGAGGTTCTGACCGGAAGCGATGATTGCTTCCTCGGTGATGATAGGGGCGTCTCCCGCAAGCAGCGGAACGACGCTTACCGAACCGGCGATTCCGCCGTATGCGAGGTCTTTGTCCATGATTCAAATTCTCCTGAGTTGACTACTGTGAAAACTGCTACTCCTTTGCCCTCAGACCTTCTTCCCTTGGGCGATGGCCTGATTGCGCAGAATGCGTTGAGACGCCGACATGTCGCTGTCGGACGAATCAGCACCGACGTTCGGATGCTCTGATTTGTCCATAGCCGCAGCGAAGGCAGAACCTTCCTTCGATTCGGACTTCTCAGGCGAAGCGGCCTTGAGGGTCGCAACGGCATCATCGACCGACAGATTCGTGCTCAGGGCCAGGTGATTCGCGAGGCGCGGCTTTTCTGCAGCAGCTTCGTGGTTGACGATGGCCGAGATGCGCTGACGCTCTGCCGCAACGGGGTCTTGCTGCTGCTGCTGCTGCTGCTGCTGCTGCTGCTGTTCGGTCATGGTGTCGGTCGAACTTCCGACTTGACCTTCCGTGTTGGCTTTTGCCGACTCGGCTTCTTTTGCGCCCTGATCGGTGGTCGCACCGGGTTTGTTTTTGTCCATAGTTAAGTCCTCTTGTGACGATTGAAGGGATGTTGCGGCTGCGAGCGAAGCCCGATATTCCGTGATCACCATTGATGGCGTAACCACGAGGTCAGCAAGACCGATCTCGACACCTTCACTCGCTGTATAGCAACGGGCTTCGGTATCGCGAACGTCCTGTTCTTTGAGATTGCGGTTTTCCGACACCAACTTGACGAACGAGTCGTAAGCCATGTCGACACGGTGTTGGATACTTGCTTTCACCGGTTCAGGGAGTTCTTCGTACATGTTCCCGTCGACCTTGTGCTTGCCAGCGAAAATGAAGGTCACTTCGATCCCCATCTTCTCGAACAGCTTCTCGTAACTGACATGCATTGCGACGACACCGACGCTACCGACACCGGCTGTCGGGGACACATAAATGGAGGTGCAGCCCGAAGCGAGCGCATAGCAGGCTGAATAGCAATTCGAATCAACGACAGCGATGCAGGGCTTTTCGTCGCGGGCGGCTCGAATGTCGGCAGCAAGTTCAAAACAACCGCTCACTTCCCCACCAGGGGAGTTGCAGTCGAAGATGATCAACTCAACGTCGTCATCCGCAATCGCAGTTACCAGGAGAGAGCGTATGTAGTTGTACCCAGTGACCCACCCGTAGCACGAGTTGAATCGATTGATCAGAAGCCCGGTGACAGGGATAAACGCAATTCCATCAGCAAATGCGTAAGGTTTTTGCGAACTCCCGTACTGATCGCCCGAGTAACCGTACGCGGCGAGGATCGTTTCCTGCTGTTTCGCAATCTGCTTTTCCTCATAGTCGTCGTCTGCAGAACTCATCGACCGGATCGCGGACGACACGACGGACGAATGAACGTGCGATAGCAGTGCTGGTTGCATGTTCAACCGACTGGCGAGCATTTGGGCAACTTGTGAACTCACTTTGTATTACCTCCGTTGTCTTGCTCAGTCGTGTTGTCATCAACACTTTCTGTTGTATTTTGGCCGTTAGGTTTGGTGATCGAGGTGCTGAACGACAACCCTAGCTTATTGATCAATCCTTGCTCACGCGCTCGTTGTTCGAAGACCTCACGGAAGTCGTCGCCAAGGCGGGCACATTCCTTCTCGTAGGTAGACAGCCCGCCAGCGATTCGCAGCAAAGCGGCTTGTGTCTCCTTCGTCTCGTCGATCTGACCACGGCTCGCACCGATCCAGGAACAGCGGCACAAGGCGTCCTTGACTAACGGTTGATAGAACCAGTCGCGGGCCTTACCGCGAGGCAACGGGACATTCCCGTTAGCGATGTCCTCTTCGAGATAGAGTGCGTAGGTATTCGTCGCGAGCCTGTCTGCAACAGACTTCTTCCGCGACTGCATGAATTTCCAAGTCTCGTTCATGCTGGCACGAGCGGACGAGTAGTTCGTCTTCGTGTAGTCACGGGCGAACTGTTCGTACGACAGTCCGAGAGCGGCTGCAGTGTTCCGAAGTAATGATTCCTCGAAGCCCGATCCGACACCACCGGGTGTACCGATAGGCTTGAGGTTCAGTTTCGTACCTGGGAACAGGTGTGGGATTTTCACCCCATCCATTGCGATCGTCTTTGAGCCGTCCAAGTACGACGTCAGCGCCCCCATGTAAAAGCCGAGGTAGTCCGACATGCCCGCGATAGCCGAACCGCCCGCCCCAATCGTTGCCAGGGCTTCGGTCGTCGGCAACTCTGACTCGATCGCTGCCGCGTAACTCGCGTTGACGACGGCATTCTGCAGCGTGATCTCCTGGAAGTTCTTGGTCATCCGCATCTGCTTCAGCGCGGCAACCATATCTGCGATACCACGGCTTTGATCCGGGAGCCGCTGGTCGATGATGTGAATCACCTGCTTGCGCCCCCACGGCTTCATCGCATCGACGTATTTCCATACGTAGGAGTTCAGGTCGTATAGTTCTGCCGGATGTCCTTGGCGGAAGTGATAGCCAACAGGTCTTCCGTTGTTGTCGCGAACGATACCACGACGCAGATTCCGGTTATCGCTCGTCCCGTTCGGATTACAGAGGCGATCCGGTGAAATCAACTGGATCGCCGTCTTGAGCGGACGACGCGGGTCATTGCGCACCCACTCTGCCGTACCGAGGACTTCGCCCGTGTAAACGAAGCCGCCGACAGCCATACGGACCAATCCGGTGAAAGTCTTCGTGCCGGATGCGTCAAGCCAGCAATCCTCAGACTCCGCGATGGTGTGAAAGCGGTTCTCGACGACAACCTGAAACTCTTCAGCCCATTCTTCAGAGACTCCTAGGACGCGCCAATTTGGGCAAGCGTTGAGCCGGTACTGCGATCCAACGATTGAGTCCTTGTGCAAGGCTTCAGCGCCAGCCGCGTAGCCGTTGTTCTGAACCATGTCCCGACTACGAGCGTCAGCCATCGGCTTCGCACCGTTAATTATCTGGTCGGGAGAGCGCATCGACGGCGTCCAGTTGACCGTCTCGCGGTCATGGCGCTCGGCACCTTCAAGGGCACCGCCGAATGCGAGCATTGGAACGTCGCTCATCAGAAGATCACCGTCGCAGGACCACGCGGATACGCGACAACCGCGCTGGCTTCGTCGATCTGAGCCTGCAATTGGGAGATGTAGGAGTAAAGCTGCTGACGGCTCGCAGGAGTGAACTCGACGCGCTCACCATTCTGGTCGATCACCACACGCGGGGAACGGCCCGTAATCAACTCGTGATACGCCGCCCTTGCGTCTGTTATTTGTTCAACCAGTTGTTGTATATCGGTCGACATCAAGCAAGCCTCTCAGCGAATTTTGCGAAATCATAACTCTCAATTCTGTCTTGCGCAAATCTTTTTGACTCGTCCTCTTTGTGGATCAAATCGTTCCTCTCCCATTCTGCTGCCCATCCTGGCGGGTTCGTCCAATCGATGTTTTCGATCAGGAGCAATTTCGAGATACAAACACCAACGCAGTAGTACGCCAAGTCCCATGCTTCGTTCCTACTGTGCGACGGATTGATCCATCCCTTGTCCGTTCGCACTTCTGAACACATTTCCCGATACCACCAGTCTTCCGCCCAGTCAGGAAAGCGAAACATTCCCTTTCCCGGAGCAAGGCAATCAAGACGATTCGAGAGTGCATCCTTCAGCGCATTCGAATTCAGTAGCAAGACCGGAACGTCACCGCGAGCCGCTGAAAGTTTGTCCTTTTTGCTCGCATCCGGGTAACTCACACGAGTTCGCGGCTGGTTCGGCGAAGGGTCACCCTTAATCAGATGAAACCGCCCGTGTTTGTTCTCAGATCGCAACTTTCTGTAGAACGCATAAGCGTTTGTTGTAACCCCGGCACGACCACCCGAGT